AAGGTTCTCAGGACTTGACCAGTAACCAATCCGAAACTCTGTATGATAGTGACCTTGCACAAAATTCATGCCGATTGACATAGAAGATTTTACAGGATCTTTATTCATATTATGGCAGAAATAATATTCGCCATAATTATCTTTTATAATTAACCTATCGTGCCAACGCCACTTTTGCTTATCGACACCCAATATATCTGCGTAGTCCTTCACTGCAAGAGAGGGAAAGCCATGATGCTTTCTCTTTCTATAAACCATTGATCCATGATTACTATGAAGTAAATCCATTTTAGGAAACAACTTCTCAATCATTTTGATCTTGTATATACCTAACTCTAATTCTTTAGAGGCGTTAGGTAGATCAGGATCTGAGTCGTGAAAAGATAGGGCATGATAATCCAACTCATCGCCTATACACACAACTCTTTCAGGTTTGTATTTTTTCTTGATAGCTTCTAAGAAAGCAAAACTATCAGTATGACTGTATGGTTCGTGAAGGTCTGAGATTACTAAAATCCGAGACATCTTCCTCCCTATATTGTTGTCACCTCTTTTTCAGTGCAAAAGGTTGTCACATAAATATCAGGAACAACCATTACTTTGTTTGCATACATGACAGCATTAAATTTACACTCTTGCATCGAGTCATAACCTGCTGTTTGAATTACTTGTGTAACACAAGTTTTATCAAGTGGTACAGTGGGTGACTGTATACATAACCACATGACGATAAAAAACTTCATTAATCACCTATAAGGTAGTTTTCTATCCAAATTATTTTTTCTTTAATAACAGCTATATCTTGTTGCATGGCTGAGATAGAGTCTGCTTTGGCTTCAACAGCTTCTAATCGTTCACTCCACATACCCCATGTCATCGCTAATGATGCAAGGATTACAAGATAGGGTAAGACTGTTTTTATATCTAAATTCATTTAGACCACTCTACCTTAAACTCATTACCCTTTTGGTCTTGAATAGACATGGTTTGTTTTTCTGTGCCATAAATTTTAGGAGCTAGTTTACCAGCTTTAAAATGCACATTCTTTTGTATGATCTCTAAGAGTTTAACCTTAGTCATATTTAACTTTGGATCTTTTTTGGCTTCTTCTAGGAGCTTGTCTAAATCTTCTATCGTGTAAAGGACACTGTCGTGTTTAGCCTGTAAGTATTGTCTGTTGAGCTTCTCATCTTTGTTAATCCACTGTCTTAATGTGGTCCAAGATACATCTAATTCTTTGCAACATTCACGAATAGTTTTACCTCTCGCTAACATTTCAAATAATTCTGACAGGATAGACTGCTTATATTTGCTTGGTCTATTACCCTGTTTTCTTACTACTTCTGTTGTCATTTGTTACCCTTTGCTGACATATTGTTAAGTGGATTATTAAGTGCCTTATTAATGTTTAAGTTAAGGTTATCTTCAATGATTTTAATTTCATCAAATATTTCTCTAGTATCTTCTTTTTGTCTATCTTCTACATCGTTTACGATCTCTGTAATATGTCGTATGTCATTACCCATTTGTCGTAAATCTGTTTTCATATCATTCTTGAGGTCTTTAGCGACATCAGAAACTAAGGTTATCTCATCAAGAATAGAATCTATTTCTGTTTTCAAAACTGCTATTTGTTCATCATAAGAAGATAAATCAGGTGCTGTGTATTCTTCTATCTTGGCTTTCATATCCAAGTAGTCATCGTAAAACTTATAACCAGTCCAACCACCACCAATAATTGCACCTATCAAAGACAAAATAAGAAAGAACTTACCACCAGTGAACTTCATTCCTTGATACTCAATACTGGGCATTTATCATATCCTCCATAGTTACATCTTGTGCTAGTTGAAATAAGAGACCATATTGATCTTCAATGGTCTTGTTAAGGTACTCATCGACATTCTTGTCTTGTAAGGTCGATTGGTTGTTAAAAAAACTTTTTGTGTTTCCTAAGATTTGCATCACAATCAATGTTTTTAATTGATTGGTTTCGTCATAACGAGCTTTGTCGTCTATGTTCTTGACTAATTTAGTAGCTGATTTTTCTTTAGCTGTGGGTTCTTTGACAGGCTTTTCATCTTCTTCCTGTTGTACTTCTTCTTGTTGGGTACTATCTTCAACTTCCACAGTGGGTTCATCAATAGTTTCGCTATCGGATTGGGGTTCTTCTTCGATGGTTTCTTCAATAGCTTCTTCCATTTCCATTTCGACTGATGCTACTTTTATTTCTTCTATTTTAATTTCTTCAATTTCTGCTTCAACAGTCTCAAAGGTTATATCCTCTTGAGGTGTCTCTATGGGGATAAAATCTACCTTACCAGAGTCATCGATCTTGATGTCATTGTACTCAATGATTTCTTCAATTAAGTCTATTTGAGTAGGATCAGTAAGGTTTAAATAAACTATTTCTTCTACAGTGGTGATTTGTTGTTCAATAATTGTATTAATGACATTGTAAAAAACATTGACACTAACATCGTCAAACAATGGTCCGATAGCTAAGTTAATATCACGACCACCTATTTCGATCTTAATTCTATTTAAAACGCCAGAGAAATTGAAACTCCCATTATAGGATTGATATCCACTAGCGATACCAGTTTCAGACAAGATGTCAGTTCCTTGAAAGACTGTGTCGCTTCCATTAGTTCCTGTAATGTGCATATAGACTCGATCTTGAGCATCTTGTTTATCTACTTCAATCGAGTAGGTTACTTGTCCTCCATTATTAATTTGCAAATCACTGATATCTATTTCTTGGTAAAAGGTAGATCCCATACCATCAACTAGCATACGAGATTTAGTATCGCCACTACCTGTAATTTCTGCACAAGTATCAGTGCCTAATTGACCACACGATGTTCCAGAAGGCATACTCGCTGGTCCTTCACCACCCCAATCAAAATCCATATCGCCTTCTTGACCTGTAGCGACATAGCCATTATCACCATCTAAAATATCCCCACTATCTTCATTTGTAATGGTGGTTGTCGTGGTGGTTTTGGTAGTGGTTGTTGTGAAGATAATCTCTGTGCCTTTATCTTCTTCCGTCTTTTCTACTGTAACTTGTTCCTCAATAATAGTCTCTGGGGTACAAAGACCTTCATGGTCAGGTAAACAGGTGTCAGCTTTAGAGTATGAGAAGCATAGTAAGAGCCATAAGACCAAAATCTTTAAGACCATTCATATCTCCTTTTGGTTCTTCTACTTTTGCCTCAACATAAGTAACCTTATACTTACTACCATCTGGGATATCTTGAGGATTTTTTTCCCATAATTCTTGTGCCTCAATACCGATAGATCCATTGTAAGGACAAGGAGTACCTGCATCTGTCATCGCATCAAAGACACGATAATCTTGACATAATATTGATACACTAGCGACTTTCATGCCATAGGCATATAAACTACGAGAGAGTTTAAGTTGCTGACATAATTCATCATCTATAACAATACCAGAAGCAATACCTAAGACATTGTTCTGTATTGATCCACCGACACCAACTTTACAAATGTCAGAATTATTATTCATAATTGTAGGAGCATTTGCTGTTGGGGGTGTAGAGTTTGTTACTACTGTGCTTGATACAGTGTTTGTTTCACTATGGGCAGATGTGCAAAAAAGCATGGTAAAAAGAAACACCACTGCCAAAGATGTAAAAAAGGTAAGATTATCTTTAGCCATCTGCTCTAGTGTCTATTATGGCTTTGGGTTATCTGTTTTAACTTGTGCTATCGCATCTTTCCAAGTTGTAGTTCCATCTACAGCATCGTGATACTGCATATCTAACTGGTCTTGTAAGGAAGGATAAGCACTGGCTCTATCTCTTTGATACTGATTGTTGTCATACTCAGTCTGGAGTAAGGCTTTCTCAGCACTGACTTCTGACCATGTGTATGGCTTTGTATCAGAGAAGATAGCAGTACCATTAGCATCTGCACCTGAAACATAATCAACATTACTGTTGTATTCTGCTTCATTAGTTGGCTCACCTCTGACAACAAACTCATGGCTATTGCCACCCTTTTTGTTGAGAGATTGTATTGCTGTTGCTATGTCTGTCATTATTTTCTCCTTTATTCTAAGTATTCAGTGATGACAAAAGTTGCTACACCACTTGTACTAAAAACCGATTGTCTATTCCATTTCATTAAATTAGCACCAGAAACATTATTGGCTTGTAATATCCAGTTTTTACTTGTACCCGCTCCCCAAGATGCTTTTCTATGTGTAATAGTTGGGTGAGTATAAGGGTAATCATCAGCACCACCATTTCCAGCATCTACAAATCTACCTGCAGTTACTGCAAATTCATCTGCACCTACTGTATTGTCTCTTAATTTTACTCTTATTCCTTGATTAGAATTTACATGGTCAAAATTACAAGAAAAACTATGTTGAAATAAAATTATTGAACTAGCACTTACAGGACTAAATGTAATAGACATACTATCTAAAGTTACATAAGTTTCAGAACTAATACTAACTGTAGTAGAAGAATTTACTGATTTCATTTGCAAAACTTTCCCTGTATCAATCCCACTAGGCAAAGCAGTAACAGAACTAATAGATTGATTGTTAAGACGAATGATAGCCATTATGCTAGTACCTCCATTAGAGTAACTGATGTTTCTATATTACCTACTCCAACATAACCAGTTCCTGCACTTACTTTCATATATATTGAGTATGCAGTTGATGATGAACTTGATGGTGAATCTAAGGTACTCATTGATATTGACCCGTGGTCATTTGCACCTCCTGCTCTTAAAAAAATAATTCCATCTGAAGTACCTAAGTTTGTTGCATCTCTATAAATTGTAAATTTTGTTCCCGCTCCACTATTGGTATTTCCTCCACTTGAACTTACTAAAACTAATATTTTAGAAGATGCAGAAGAAGGAGTTATGCTTACACTTGTTCCAGTTGCTTGAACAAATGATGTAGATGTTGTGGTAAATTCATTAGTTTTTGTAACTGTAACCACTTGACCAATCTTACCTAAAGCTAATCCACTATCTAACTTAGCAGAGGTAATCGCACCATTGTTTATCTTAGCAGTGGTAACAGCATTACTGCCTAACTTCGCTTCTGTAATCGCTCCGTCTGCCACAGTCGTAATTAACCCTGTACCATAATGTAATATCCAATCACAAGTATCACTACCAGATA